TACGCTTGGGTTTAGATTTAATAGCTTTATTTACTTCATCAGTATGAGTCTTGCTCAATACTTTTACAATTGCATTACACTGACGTTCATAATCATTTCGAACTTTTTCACGAGATTTAAGTTGTTTCTCAAGTTCACTAATTTCCTTGTTAACATCTTTAATATCACTACGAAGACCTTCTAATTTTTTAGTTAGTTCTTCAAAAGATTCTTTTGTTTTCTTTTCTTTGGTCTTCTTTTCAACTGCTTCATCTTCTGAATCAGATGATTCAGAATCAGAATCAACTTCTTCATCTTCATCAGAGTGTTCTTCAACTACTTCAGCTTTCTTAGTTGGTTTTGTTGATTTAGTCTCTTTAACTTCATCATCAGAAGATTCAACTACTTTTTTGCCTTTGGTTGTTTTCAAAACAGGTTGAGGCTCTTCATCTTCAGATTCAACATCTTTTTTGGTATTCTTAGCTTTTGAAACTTTGGCATCGCTTGTATCCTTAGTATTTTTAGATGGCATTATAATAAAGAATTAGAGTTTAATAAATTATTTTATCAATTTTTTTTATGATATTAATAGAAATTAAAAGAAACCACTATTTTATCGGCTTTAGATTCATGAAATGACATTGAACTTGAATCAGATGATATATAATTAGTATTCGATATATAAGTGTTACATATAGAAGCTGGTTTAACAAATTTTTTAATTTTTGAACATTTTTTTGATTTTTTTTTATCGTTTTTATTTTTTTTATTCATATCCAATTCTATTAAATCATGATTTAAATTTATATATTCGTAAATTTTTTTGGATATAAACCACTTAAAAAAATTTAATTGTCCAATTGTTGTTATTACACAATTATCACCAATAAAATATGGTATTCTATCACCTCTACTAAAAGGATCAAAATGCTTTTTTTGATATGCTTTCAACTGTTGTTTATAAGATGTATGAACATTAAAAATTTGCTCAATATCATTTTCTTTTAATTTATAATTTGTTTTATTATGTTTAGAATATTTAGTAATAAAATAATCAATTAATCTAATTGATATTTTAGATTCATAATTTAAAATTGGAATAAATAAATTTATATTTTGATTATCTTCATAAAATTTTTCTAGGGATTTAATAATCATATTTTCTTGAGAACTAATTTGAATATTTTTAAAAACCTCATTATTTAATTTTGTTGATTCTAAAATTAACATTCAGAATTTTGATATAATAAGATTAGTTATATTGTCTTTAAACCTTTAAAATAATTTAATTATTTTAAAGTTTTTTATTTTTAATCTGATGTTTCTGCATCAATATTACTAGATTCGTAACTATCACTACTTGATAATTTAGTTCCTAAATTAATATCTAAATTATTTATTTTTTCAGATTCCACAGATATTTCAAAATCAGCTTGTAGATCTCTTATTAAATTATCAACTTCTAATTGAGATGTAGAATCAGCACTAGTTTTATTTTTAAAATTATTATGAATATTCATGAATATATTATTATTAACTTCCGTGTCAGGAACATCAAAATCATCTCCTTCGTCAGAATCTTCTATAAATTTATAATTATAAATTTCTTTTGGTGTAAATGAAATCAAAATTGGTCGGAGAAAAATACCAAAATCATTATTTGAATTAATCCAAATAGCATAACATTCTAAAATCATTTTACACCAAGAATCTTCTAGTATGGAATCTACATTTATTTTCTTTGAATTATTTTGTTGTAATACTGTTTCAAAATCATTATTTTTAATAATTTTAATCTTAATTGTACCCGATGAATAATTATCAGATTCTCTAATAATTTTTTGAAAATTTATAGTTTGATTTTTATCTGTTATATTAAACCATTCAGAAGCATATGATTGTGCATCCTTTTTAATTTTGTTTTCAAGTTCATAGAGAAAATCAATTAAATCATTAACACTATTTTTTTCTTTACCAACTAAAGCTAACTCAATCTCATAATATCCATTGAACATTTGAGCTTTACCAATATTTAATAAAGTTGGAGTTTGGAAAACAAAATTTTTTAATTTACCTTTATCATTATATTTTATTAATATAATTTTTTTTTTATCATTTGATCTATTTTTTGGATACGCAATTTTATTAAAATCTATGTGATTAATCTTAAAAGGTTCTTGGCTATTCATGTATTACATATAATATAAAATACTCCTTAAATAATTTTATAATATATATTTATATAATTAAAATAAATTAACTAGTTGCTTTTTTAGTCTTTGTTGTAGGCTTTACTGGGGCTTTAGATACACCTTTCTTTGGTTTGACATCTTCATCTGATTCATCTTCATCATCTGATTCAACTTTCTTAATAGATGGTTTTGAAGAAGCTGTTCGAGTAATTGGAACTTCATCTTCAGATCCTTCTGATTCTGATTCCGAATCCGAATCTACTTGAGCTACTTGTTTTTCTTTAACAACTTGAGGTGTTACTTGCTTTGTAACTTGTTTAGTAGGAGCAACAGTAGCTACAGTATCTGATTCTTCATCAGAATCTAAAAATGCATCCGACTCAAGATATTGCTTAACATTTGAATTAGATTTAGCAGGAGGTTCTACTTCTGTCTTTGCAATCTTGAATGTAAGACCGTATGTTGGATCTTTCTTATTTGCAGCTTGAGCCCACAGTTTTACAGGTCGTGCAATAGGACGAATACGACTCATCCAACAAACATGAGAAGAAAAGTCATCAACAGATTTAACTCCTTCAACTTTAGTTCTAACTCGTTTACTACCTTCCATGACTGAAGTGAATACAATAGATTTAACTTGATTATCAGGATATGTTGTATCAATCTTAAGTTTCATATATGGATGACGAGGTCCATAATCTTTCTTTGTATCTTTTTTATTATCTTCATCTTCTTCTTGAGGCATTCTTAAAATTGGTTGATAAACATATTTAGATGCTTTTGTACCAAACATTTTTTCTTTAAATTCTGTAGATCCCAGTTTATCATCCAACTTTCGAAACATATCACTTAGTTGCTTGACCTCTGAAACTGATTGATCAAGAGGTACCTTAACAAATGAACGTTGAGAATCATCTGTATAATACTCACCTAATTTAGGTACACCATAGGTAGAAAGATGAATCCAAGGAAATTGAATGAACAATGGAACTTCAGATCCTGTATCAGGACTAGTGTAACGAATGTATGAAATTTTTTGTCCTTTTGAACGAGTGTTATCTTCAAGATCTGTAAAATTTACTTGAGAAACATCGACGTCGGTATAGTTTGTAGTCATTTCTTTAGCGGATTTGGTTGACATTATAATATAAAACATTTGAGCTAATACATCATTAATTCAATTTTTTTATATCCTTCACTTCTACGGGTATTTGATAATAATAGTAAAATTTGCAATTTGGTTGATTTTCATTTTTAACTATAAAATTATTAATAATTAATTTTATCATATGATTATAATTAATCATCTTGAAATCATCTAAATTAAATAAAAAAATTTCATCCCATGTTAATTGTTTATTTTTTTTATTATTAAATATTTTTACTTTAACAATATCTTTTATTTCATTGATAGTATATGATTTATTAGCTATATTTAGATATTCAATTAATTGATTTGAAAATAAATATTTTGAATTAAGATTAAACTTTTTTTCCATTAACTAATATTATAAAATAAAAAGACTTAAAGAGACTATTAGTAATAATTATAAATGGAAACAGAATTAGAAAATTTCGATAGTCTTAACTTAAATGAAAATTTATTAAAAGGAGTTTATTTACATGGTTTTACACAACCATCAAAAATTCAAATTAAAGGTATTAGTTCTATTAATACGGGAAAAGATTGTATTTTACAATCTCAATCAGGTACAGGAAAAACAGCTACTTATTTATTAGGAGTAATGAATAGGTTAGAATCAGAAGAAAAAACATGTCAAGGAATTGTAATTACTCCTACAAGAGAATTAGCTGATCAAGTTCATCATGTTGCTGAAGATTTAGCAAAATATACTGATCATAAAATTGCAAAATGTATTGGTGGTACTGATATCAATAAAAATCGTAATGATTTAAAAATTAGTTCTATAGTAGTTGGTACATTAGGAAGAATTTATCATATGATTAGTGAAAAAAAAATAAATATTTATAAACTTAAATTTATTGTATTAGATGAAGCAGATGAATTATTAACAGATGGTATTAGTGAAAAATTAAATAATATTTTTGAAAAAGCACCTAGTGGTGTTCAAGTAGTTTTAATTTCTGCTACAATGTCAATTAATCTTTTTAATGCGAGTAAAAAATTTACTTATGAACCAATTAAAGTTTTATTGAAAAACAATGAAGTAATAGTTGATTTAATTAGTCAATTTTACTTAGATGTAGAAAAGGAGGATCTAAAATTTGATACTTTATTAGATTTATATAATTTGGTATCTACATCTCAAGCTATTATATTTTGCAATACTATTAGAAAAGTAGAATGGTTAGAACAAAATTTAAAACAAAATAACTTTCCAATTACAGTAATTCATTCAAATATGAATCAAACAGAAAGAGATGATGTTGTTAAAAACTTTAGGGAAGGAAAAACTCGATTATTATTAACTACTGATTTATTATCCAGAGGTATTGATGTTCCACAAGTTAATTTAGTAATTAATTATGATTTACCACCAAATAAGGAAACTTATGTACATAGAATTGGTAGATGTGGTAGATTTGATAAAAAAGGTGTAGCTATTACAATGGTAAAAATGGCAGATCAATCTGATGTTAAAACATTTAATAAAATGAAACATTTTTATAAGATGGATATTAAAGAAATGCCTGATTCAATAGAAAAATATTTGTAAATAAATTAAAAAAAAATATTCTATTAATGTATATATGAGTTTATTAAAAGATTTAAATTCTGGAAAATATAATTTAATTTTAATACTAATAATTTCTGTTTTTATTTTTCACCAATATTGGTGCAAATTTAATAGTAATAAAGAATCAATGACTGATATTAATAGTATAAAAAGTATTATTGATTCAATTTATAAAGCTGATATAGAAGCTATTAGAACTTTAGCAGATACTTCTAAAAAATTACAAGAAGGAAAATACACAGTTTCAGGTAATTTAACTGTCTTAGGTTCATTTAATTATTTACCAAAAGGAACAATTGTAGCTTATGCTTATCCTACTGCCCCACAAGGATGGGCTATATGTAATGGTCAGAATGGAACACCAAATTTAACTAATAGATT